ACTGCCGTGTCAAGGATGAGGTCGGTTGCCTTATATGTGTCTGCCTCAAGATAGTTCATAGCATCGGTTATGTTCTTAACCGTTATTGCTGCACCACCAGTTATAGTGTGTGCTGTTCGTGAAGCACCATTGTCATCTGTAGAAAGTGCTGCTGCTGTGTCAAGCTGATCTAATATCAGTGCATCGAGCTTTTCACCTATCCTGTAACCACCCTCTTTTATGTTGTGCTGTATCATATCCCACTGACCATCTTCCTGCATCTCTTTTGTAACGATTGGTCGTAGTCCATACTTAACAGGCTTCATGTTGAAGGTGCTTGTTTCTGCCAAGTCTATTGGAACCTCTTGGCCTTCTCCTATGACGTGAACTGCGGATGAATTCCTGTTTGAAGTCACGACATCAATCGAAGAACCCTTTATGCTCGAAGGACCATACCTCTGTGCGAGCAACTGTGTTCCTATAGTTGACATTTTTACTGCCTCAATTAAAGTGGAGTAAAGTGTTGAAGGTAGCTGTTGTGGTTCAGTATCCGTTGTCATTATCTCTGCTAATCTTTTCATATAAATCCCCTCAAAAGCCCCCTATGTTTACATTTACAAAGCAATACTCGCCTGAGATAGCATCGTGTAGAACTCTTCCAACAGCGAACTCTGATTCAAGTGATATTGCAACTCCTGAACCTAGTCCCCATAATTGGGCTGCTATCACACCATCGGGTATGTCTGCATCTTCTGAACAAGCAACTGGTTCACCAGCCACTAATGTTCCGAGTGCCATTGTCTTAAAGAGGCCCCTTGAAGCAACAGTAACCCTTTCTCCTGATGCCGCATCGTTAGTAGCCATACCAACACATTTATGTGAATCTGCCGCAGCGTTACAAAGCATAACCTCTATCGTTCCATCGGGTAGCCCTGTTGCTGTAGGTGCTGTTACTGACATAGCCTTAACGAACTGGCCTCCTGAGACGGTTTCGTGTGCCAAGGCACTAAAATTGCCCCATTGATCGCCATATTGTTTAAATTGTACCATTTAATCACCTCAGTATGTAAACTCCTCAGATGTGATGTCCTTTCCTCTTTTACCGTCTGTTATTTTTAGGTTGAATTCTGGTTTATCTTTCTCGGTAACGACACCCTTACTCTGAGGTTTCTCCTTAAGATTCTTGACTTCCTCTGCAAGACTGTCTACTTTCTTGTCGATTTTGTCAAAAATCTTTTCAATAAGAGAATCTTCCTTTGGCTCAACCTTCTCTTCTGCCTTCGGCTCTTCCTTCTGCTCTTCAGGCTTCTCTTCAGGCTGCTCCACAGGCTTTTCTTCTTCTTCCTTTAAAGTTTTTTCTTCTATCATTGTATCACCTGTATCCTTCTTTTTAACAGCATTTTCAAATGCCTCTGCTATATTAGCTGAAGCACTAGATAACCCAGGAACCTTTACAAAATCTAGTCCTAGAATGTCCTGGTTTTTAGCGTAGAGAACATCTTTCTCTTTCACCAAGTCTGCAATCATCTCGATTGAGACATAAGGTAAGAGATTCTTGTTTAGCATGTCTGTGATGTAAGGATGCTTTCCTGTATTAAAAGCAACTCCTTTGAACTCAACGCCCTTCTCTGTGAAGATAGGAACCCATCTTCCTATATTGTCCGTCACATCATCTGAATGATTAAGACCCATAGTAAGCTCTCTACCTTCGGAATAAACCTTGCCTCCAAACTTTGCATTATGAAGGTCTTCTAATCTATATGTTCTTCCACCATTCCTTGATGCTTGTTCTGCTGGAACCGCCAATCCGCCAACCTTAATTTGGTTATCATCTTTATCGAATTTCTCTATCAGTGTAATTGGTGAATTGAATGTGATGGATACTCCCTCCATAATAGTGTTTGTGTCTTTTGGCATTGTATCACCTCATGTTTTGTCTGTCACATTCGTCTTTTGTGATCTATGTTTGTTTACGACTCTATGATAGACATCATATTTCTTCTTGGATTTCGTGTTCCTTACTAAACCAGACATCTGTTTTTGATAGTTGCCGTGATCGAATTCTGTTCTCGTGTCTGCGTTCTGTTCCATGAAATCCGTGACATGACCAGGAAGAAGTATATCGTTGCCGTCCTTCTTCCTAAGTCGATGACCATAAGCGTTTGCTTTCGATGTTATCTCATCGCTTTCCCGCATCAACTCGCTTAAACTTTTCATATTAACCCCTATTTAAGCCTACTCCAATTTTCAAGTGCATCATAATAGTCCGCTTGTATCGGATAATCCTCTTCCTTTGGTTTCTTATCAGGCTTGTCTTTTGGTTTATCCTTATCCTCTTCATCTCCCATAGGCATTATAGGCTGTCTTTCCCCACCAGCATCTTCTAAATCATTAAGGAAGGCTCCCCAACCAGCTATCTTCATGGCTACCTCTAGTGGCATACCAGCAGCATACATATCTTTTATCATAGTGGCTTTCTTGGATTCAGTTTCAAAACTTGGCTCATTCCACATTATCTTGACTTTCTTCTCTGGTTCTAGTTTCTTATCAGGATTATCTTCCTTTTTAAGAAGCTTCGGGAATATATAATCCTCAATGAACATGCTTGCTATGGAACGTAGAGCCTTTACCCGTCTATCAAATGCCTGTAGTTCGACATCTGCCGTAGCCTTGTTCGATGTTTCACCGCCCCTAATGAATATCTCAGGCACTTGCATGGCTGCTATCAGTTGGTTCTCAAGGTGTTTTATCATCCCATCCGGCTGCACCATCCTCAAGTCCGATGCTATCGCCTTCCCTTCCACACCATAACTTGTTATCAAATCCCCACCCTTCTCCCTGTCTCCTAAGTTATCTATGAAAGCACTAACTTGCGCTTGAGTTCCTGGTGAGTCTTCAGTACCTATAGTCCAATGTATCAATGGCTCTGCGTGTCGCTGCATGACATCACTAAGGCTGTCTTGAAAATTAAGTAGCTTCTTTAACGTGCTTGTTGCTGCTTTGAGGTCTGAGACCCCATAAAAACCGCTTTCAGGGAGACCTGATTCAACATTCCACTTGAAATGAACCATCTCTTCCATAGTGAATGATATTGGCTCTTTTTGTTGTATCTTCTGTTTATACCCTTTAATCTTCCCATCTTCTCCACCAACATGAACTATAACGAACATTTGGCTTGCTGGAAGGAACTTTGGGTTTTCTATGTCTGTAATCTCTAAATAAGCATTTCCGTAAATCTGTAGTTGTTTCATGGCATCTAAAAGTATAATATCGAAATTCACCTTATCTATCCATTCTTCTATGGTTTTTACCGAAGATTCATCACCATCAAGTTCATACCCGCTTTGTATCGCAAAATTAGCTGTGTGATCTATCGCACACTTAGCAACGGGAATCTTCTGGTACATCTGTTGATATAAGAGAAATGCCGAGTCTGGATGACGTATTGTCTTTTCTCCATCTTTATCGCCCAAGTTAGGAGAAACGGTGGTTACGATACCTTTTTCTTGGAGAACATCAGTTCTTTCCCTAAGTGCCTTGAATCCATAACTGAAATTCGGATTGATTTTGGACTTATCAGAAATCAACATTCTGTTAACTACACTTGGAAGAGCCATATGTAGAATTCGGGTAGAACCACTATTTATACTTATTGTCGAATATACCTTTCACACTCATTACATGGTGGACATGACTTTCCTTCTTGTTGTAACATATAGTAGTGATTTAGTTTGTCGATGATTGTCGATATACCGTCTTTGAAGATGTTTCCTATTATTGCCCTTCCATTTAAGTCAGCACAACAAATAGGACAGTCACCATTCCAATATATCGCTATAGAGTCATTCAAGAAACCACATGGGATTTTATACTCCTGTTTCTCAGAACCCTTGATGCTTTCTGCTATATCCCAATTATGAGGGTATCTTGGTTCGTATGCAACGCCATCTATCTTAATCGGAACGACATGCTTACCACATTCCACTATCTGATAGATGAAGAGATTTATCGGTCTATTATGTTGATTGTTGATGAAAGCAAGCCTTTTCAGGTTCTTTAGTGATTTTCCAGCAACTTCCTCTATAAAGCTGAATTTTATCGTTAATCTGCCCGGATACTGTTTTGCTACCTTTATCAAGTCGTTTGCCTTATCTACCAGACCATTCGTGTGAATAAGCACGTTATGACCGAGTTCTAAGGCGAGGTCTATATATATACATATATAGCTATGTAGGAAAGGCTCTCCTGAGACAAAAAGCCTTATCTCAGGTTTGGGGTTGAAATCCTTTATCTTATGAAGGATGTTGATATAATCAAGGATATTCATATCTCCTTGCTTCCTCGTCTTATCATCACCACAGAACTTACAATTAAGCTGACACTTGTTTGTAGGTTCTATATTGATATGAGTCAGGTTCATTTATCCTTATTCCTGTTTATGCTTCTAAGGCTTTTGTAACCATTACATACGGCATCATAACCACCACAATCAATACATTTATATAATGGATGTTTATCATTCCATTTTTCGTATCCATCAAATGTCGTGGCTCCGTCTTCCAACAGATAGAACAAATCCTTCCACATACACAAGTCATCTATCTTGTCTATTTTCATATATGATCCTTGCGAGGATTGCGTAAACGGCTATATCGTTCAAAGTGTCCTCTAGCTTCTCATCTTTTACTTTCAGGACTCCCTGTTCGCAAAATGATGCTAACCTGGAGAGTTTGTCTGTCAATCTCACAACTATACCAACTAAAGGGTTTATTCCAAACGCCTCACATGAATTTAGGTTAGAGACATAATTCTTTGCTGAATAGTCGTGATTCTTTAGTTTGTGGAGGTTGAATTGTTCATCCTGTATTTCCTTGAACCTTTTAATCCCATCTTCACTCTTCATTCAATTCCTCCTTGAAATATCTCTTCATAATTGTATCTGTTTCCCTATCAACAAGCTTTTCTATCTTTTTGCTGGTATATGTATCA